GAATTGTACCCATTTCACCATATCGTCTAATCGTGGGTATTCCTTAACGGTAAATGGTGAGTTAGGGGCTTTTGAACTGCTTTCCGTTCCACGTTGCCCGTACTCCAACGTCTTCCAGTACGCAGGTGCTTCGATTTCAACAACGTACTCTTTGCCGAATCGCTTCATTGGCAAAGGCACGGTGCCCGCTTGAAGGTTACCCGTCACTTGGCTTCCATTGTCTTTAATCTGTTTGCGGAATAACTCGATCTGTTCGTGACACCAATCAACTATTTCCTTTTCAACACCTTCAAAAGCTTGGTCAACGTCGGTAGTGCCAAACCCACTAACCGCAGGATTGAACGCACCACTCACATCGTTGAACTCGATAAATGCCATACTTATTAAATGGGAAATCCTAAAAAGTTACCCATTCGCTCTACGCTTTATTTCAAAGGCTTCATGTTTACTTTTCTCAACTTGGTAACTCGCATAGTTCAAGAACTCCATCGCTGGCAATTCAAAGACTTCATTCCATTTGAGAACATCGCTATTCGCTAACCGATCAATGACTACAATCCATCCGTACCGTTCGGTGAATCCTGTTCCAAGGTCAGGGCGTCCATCTCCGCCTTCAACGTCTGCATTTCCTTGTCCAAATAGGTTGGTAAATCTTCGAGCAACTTCACCCAACTGGCCAAAAAAAAAGCGGACAACCCCAACGCTTCAACCGCTAACATCTTTTCCTTCACCAATGTCGCACGCTTTGCATGATCTTTCCCGTTGTACTTTTTAGGAAACCAACCGAACTTCGTTTCACGTAGAAGCGATGCAACGCACAAATGCAAGTTCTTTACTCCGTCCTCTTTCGTCTTATTCCACTCGCTTATTTCCACGAACTGAGCGGTATTTATTTCGTCAAAGAATCGAGTAACGTAGTAACGTTTTCCGTCAATCTTCACGAATGATTTGAACGGTTTAAATGGCTCGGTTTCCAACTGCTTTGCAATGGCTTCGTATCGCTTGCGTAAGTCAATCAATGGGTAGTTATCCACCTGATCGAATCCATTACCCTCAACAATCGCCACAACCGAGCGCATATACTCCCACCCTTCCAAGTGATTGAGGTCGGCTAATAGTTGATACTGACCTACGGTTAATTTTTTCCAAATGTTATTGTATTGCATATTTCCCTTTGTTTTTCTCTGCTAATTTATTGACTGCCAAATATCTCAAAGCATCCATTCCGTGATCAAATGTTTCAATAGGTTCATTTATTGCACTGCCATTTTTTTCTTTCCACTTGTAAGAATTAAGCTCTTTGATTATGTTACTGCTACGGTTAGTAATATTCAATCTAAACCGCTTTACAACATCAATACCAAAAAGCTTTCTTTTATCACTTGCTTTCTCAATTTTCCATCCCATGCGCCTAAGTTCCTCAATCGACTTCGGTTCAGCGGAATCCGCCACAATTGTAACGCTCCTATCAACTCCACAACTGGTCATAAAATGGCTAATATCTTGATTCGTGTACCCTTTATGGTACATTACCTCGTCAATGATTAACTCCCCATTGTAACGGTACACTCCAACCACTGCGGTCGGGTCATTGGTAAATCCGAAGTCCATCCCGTAGCCAATCAACTGAGCATCGCTTGGTATCGTTCCAATCGTTCCCCAATTACGATAGATTAACCCTTCAATTTTACCCGTCATTCCACGGGCGTACACCTTCCAAAGTTCCTCGTCCTCGCTCCTAATAGCTTCAATCTTTTTGCGAATAATATCGGGTAAAAATGGGTTATGTCGGTGGTCGGAAATGATCAACTCCACGCCTTCCTTCCCTATCAATTTATCATGTACCCAAAAGCGAGCGTTGGGGTTGTAGTCGATAAACACTTTTTTCTTGGTTCGCATTGCCAGCTCGGAATAGATTTCGTAGCTTATCCCGTTCGCTTCATTCAAAAAGAAATAGTCACGTTTTCCGCTCTTTGCATCCTGGGAATCTTGGTAACTTTTGAACTCTATGATTGAGCCGTTGTGAAATGTGTAAATGCGATCGCTCGCATTGTATCCCTTTATCCAACTTTGAATATCAGGCGAACTCGCTACAATCGTTTGCATATCACGAAGCGCACCGCTTTTAAGGTTAGGCACGTCCTGACCTACAACGCTAATCACTTGGTCATTTTCTCCGATCGCTTTCAAGCATAGCACTTGTAATATCGAGTAAGTTTTCCCCGAACTTGTCCCGCCTTGGTTAACGATAACCTCGGCAGTGGAATGGTAATTGCGATCGAATATGACGGACGTTTGAAACATCAATCGAGAATAATTGCATCCTCACTATTTGAAAGGTCGATAGGGCTTGAAATGGTCGCCACGTGAATTTCTGCTTTCGGCATCGATATTGTGCTATCAATCGTTTCTTTCGGCTTACCGTACACACGATCGAAAAGAACTTCCATAAGGTGAATAGAACCACGGCTCAAATCCCGCTCCATCTTTTTGCTAATCATTTTCAACCAAAAGGGCACGTCATCCCGTTCGCCTAATTCACTCACCTGTCTCTCGGTCATGCAAAGCATTGCCATGATCATTTCATTGGCTTGGCTACTCGATAGCTGAACGTTAAACTCTTCAATGAATAGGTCCTTGATTACGTTGCGCAATGCCTTCGGCCTTCCATTCCGATTTATGTTTTCGGGATGGCTTCCAAATCCGTGCGGGCTTTTGCCTTTCAAATGTTCACCGCTTGGCATTAGATTTCAATTTTGTTAACGATCTCTTTTAACTTATTCATACACATAAGCTTTAATTCGTAATCGGTAGCACCGCCAACGCTTACATGGTCAACCGTTTCGGCTATGTCCATAAGCAAGTGAGCAATGGTAGCGTATAACTCAACCGCACTAATTGCTTGGTCGATTACATCGGGTTGCTTTTCCGTTGTCATTTGTCTAATTCTTTAAGCTTCGATTCACTCCAACGAAGGCCAGCTAAACCGCCCCAAAGAAGGTAGGAAATATAACCGCAATCGGTAGGCTTACCCGTTTCGTAATACGTCTTAGCACGACTCAAATACTGGTACATTCGTTTGATCGTGGAAACGCTTAACGGCTCACCATTTGCAAGCTGTTGCGCCCTAACCTTACCCACTTGCGTTGCACATTTGTTACCCTCTTTTTCGTTCAGTTCAATACCTCGTTTGGCATTGTTCTTCACTGCTTCGGGGTAATCGGAATGGCTTTCAAACTTTGCGTAGCTTTCCTTACGGCTCAAAGCATTACAAACCGCTAACCGTTGGATTGGGTCTTCATACTCCGTTTTCATGACTGTGTTTGTCATGCAACGGTCTAAGAACTCACTTTTGCTTTCGTCTTGGTTTCTTTTTGGGAGTGGCATCGGTTGTTTGTTTAGTGTTCACAATTTCGCTCGGTTCACTTTCCGTGAACGTTTCTTGCATAAGTTGTTCGTGAATGGCTTTATGCCTGCGGTCTAATTCAGCATCGTAGTGGTTCATGATAGTCGAGAATGCGTTAACGGTGCACGCTTGGCATCCACCCGTCCAACGTTTACCCATTACCTCGCTCCACACACCACCCATTAACGCTACTTGTTCACCACTCAGGCGCAAAGTCTTTTCGTTTTGAAACTGCACCCACTTTGGGTACAATGGCTCTAACCGCTTCAACTGTTCGTCGGTCATTTTGTTAGCTAATTTCATATTTCTGCATTTCTCTTTTAAGGTAATAAAACGCTTTTTCTAAATCCTCTAAGGTATCCCCTTTGCGCCCTGCACGGCTTACGTACTTCACTACATTACCGAGGTTGAAATTTAAGTCAAACGCTTCAATCAAATCAATCGGTTGTACCTTCTGTTTATAGTGGTTTGGTGTGATCATCGGTAAATCCTATCGATTAAAAAGTAAGCAATGATGCAAGCGATAAAACCGCATCCAATAGAGTAAGCAAATAGGCTCAACACTGGAAGGCTAACGGTAGCAAAGAATGAAGCAACCGCAGTCCAAAACGAAAGGCATACAAAGCAGTTAAATGGCTTGAACCCGATCTTGTCACCAATACCCGTTAGCTTGGTAATCGTTACCCCTGCACACGCAGAGAAAAACGCTATAAATAAAATTTGTAAGTAAATCATTTTATTTCAAAAAATTTAGGGTATCTAATCTTGCTTTCCAACCACTCCTTATGTCGTTCAATT